TCATGTTGACAGGAAACTGGCCCGCCTTGCTGTAAGTGAAATACTTTCCCTATTTACTATTTCTATTAGATTCAGAAAAAAAGTTACTTTATTATCAAAAAAGCCTTGCTTTTCCACCCGTGATGTGTAAGCTGTCACTCACAAGGCACAAGCCAAGCACAAAAATGAAAGGTGGAAAATAAAATGAAAACAGGAAAAATCACAGCGAAACTGAGGGACGCGGTTCCGGTTTGCCTCATGGTAAACGGCGAGGAAGTCAAACGGTATAAGAACATTGAGCTACCGGATATGCTTAAAGAGGTGGAAATGACCGACTTCCATTTCAACGTACACATGGACGGAAAAATCACCTTTGAAATCCACTATGAAGAAGGTGTATTGCCGGAGGTATTCCCGGAAGCCCGAACCAGAGTAAGCCGGGCGGCAAGAGCCGTCGCCAAGACGGCCATGCCGCAGCCTGCGGAGGACGAGGCGGCAGAGAAAGTAGAAACAGAAGCCACGACAGAAGAAAGCCATCAGACAGACGAAATCCCGGCAGAAAATCCAAGCGAATCTATTACCGAGGAAACCGAGCCGAAAGGTATCGAAGCTGCTTACAATGTAACCGGTGTACGTCGCAAGGAGCTGGTGGTGGCAGTAGGTGACTTCATTGGAGCAAAACCTGAATATCTGAAAGCGCCGACATACGCTTTTGCAGTAGGAAACTATAACATCGACAAAGAAGGAACATTGACAGGCCCGGAAAATCCAGAACTGCTCGAAAGCCTGAAAGAACAAGGCTTTGTATTTAAATGGCCGGCTTCCAAAGGAAACCTTATGTGACGAGCCGAACTTTTGGAATACGATTATGGCGGAACACGCGGAATTTATTGACGGGATGTTAGATCCGACCGAATCAGACCTCAAAAAAACTGCCGAGGCAACAGCAAAGGAATTTGAGAAGTTAGTGAATGAGTGCATATATACTGCCGAGGAGCAAATTTTGCAAAGCAGTTTGTGTGCCACGGAAGAAATTCGGTCGTTTAAGACGAAGGCAACCGAGGGACTGCTGGCATGTCGGATAAAATCCATCATTCCGCCATTGCTCGCAGACCATGTGCTGAGGGAAGCGAATCACTATTTGAGATTGATGAAAATGAAGGAATATTATGGCCTGCGCTAAATTGTTCTCACCGGGGAAAAAGATGCTGTTCGGCGGCTGATACTTTTTAACGCTTCCTCATTTCTTTATTCATAAAGGCCAGAGGGGGTGTAAAAGTGAGCTTCCGAGCCACTATAATGCTGCCATACCAAAGGCAGGCCCGCTGGCGAGTTGTATTGCCAAGATCACGGAAAATAGAAAATGCCCGGAAAGGCCCATAATATCAGGCTTTCCGGGCATAGATACAAAAACAGCCTTCCAAATTGGAAGGCTGTTTTTGTATTAAAGTTTGTTCCTTAATATGGCGGAGAAGGAGGGATTTGAACCCTCTGGAAATCGATTAAAAGCCTTGAAAATACGGGGCTTTTTTATTTTATTAGCGTTTTTATTAGCATTTATCGGTTTGGCAAAGGGCCTAATTACTCTTCCTATTCCTCCCTCGGCCTGGTGGGCAAATCAAAAATATCCTGGTAGGCGTCCTTACCGGTGCCGTTGCCGCCCAGGGCGGCGTAGGGCTGGTAGAGGTATTCCACATTTTTCTTATCCTCCAGGCTGCACCAACCCTGGGCCATATATTGTTTGTGCGCCTGCCACAGGCGGTCGTGGAGCACCGCCTTGACGCCGGCTTTCAGGGCCTCGCTGTCCTTGCGCTGTGCCGCCAGACGCTTGGCCGCCCAGCGCCACAGGGCCGCCATGGCCGCCGCCAGCAGGCCGCAGGCCCATTGCATCCAATAGGCCGTAATCGCGTCTCGCATGGCCTACTCCTTGCCCTGCTGCTTGAGCAACTGATGGACGTAAACGCTGCCGCCGGCGCACAAAACGCCCTGGGTCACGGCGGTGAACAGCGCCGCCATGCCGCTTTGCCAGCCGCCCATCGGCGTAGAGGCCAGCACATAAACCGCCGCCAGCAGCACGCCGCAAGCTCCTAAAATCAGGGGAATTTTGCGGTCGGCCACGCTTTGGCTCTTCTTCAGCCCCATGCCAATCAAATATAGCACTGGAATCAAAATCAGCAGCTCCGGCTTGATGTAATCGGTCAGATAATCCATATTTTTTCTCCCTTCTATGCCAGCTTATTTGCCATTTTCACCAGCAACGCGTCCAGATTTTTCACGCATTGCACAGCGTTTTTCCAATAGTCCGGCGTGTCGATCAAACCGGCTTTGGCCAGCTTATCGACGGCCTGCTCCGCCGTCAGTTCTGCCGGCTGAGGCTTGGACGGCTCTGCCGCCGAATCTCCAAAATGCTCTGTCACGCCCTGGGCCACAGCCTGGGCGATCTGCTCCATATGTTCCACAATCCAGGCCGCGCCCTTCTCGTTGTCGTGGAATTCCGCCTCCAGGATCACCGCCGGGGCCGCGGTTTTGTTCACCTCATAGAGGGTTTTACTCACTTTGACGCCTCGCCCAGCAAATGGGGAAATTGCGGTAATCTGCCGATAAATCTGCTGGGCCAGTTTCTCGGCTTGGCCGCCTTTGGCGCAGATCCAGCATTCGCAGCCTTGGCCGCCGCCGGCGTTGCTGTGCAGGGCCAGATGAATGTCCGGCTTTTTGGCGTTGCTGTCCGCCACAATCTGCTGGAGGCTCATTTCCGGCCGATTGCGGTAGATTTGGTACCGGCCCTCCAGCTTTTTCTCCACCAGGTCGCACAGCTGGTTCATCCGCTGCTCTTCTGTGCCGTAGCTGCCCGCGCCGACGTTGTTCTCCTGGGCGCTGGGCGATAAGTAAATCCTTTTCATCCTCGTTTCCTCCTGTTTTTCTTCGTTTTTATGTGGAAAATTTATAAAGGATTTTAGTGCAAATTGTTACCAACCCTCATATGCTACTATACATCCCTTAATTGCGGCCGACATACGAGACATCCTAATATTCGAGCTGGAAGGGTTATAAATGTAAACTGATAGTTCGGTTGTAGTATCTCCGCCCGATATGCTAAAGCGCATGGGCCATGCATAAACAATAAGCGGTTCATCTCCTTCTGAATAATACAAAGATGTTATTTGATAAGTTCCATCTTTCAGTCCACTGGATATAACAGGTTTCCTTTTTAGCTTAAATATTTTTCCAGCTTCGACAAGAGATTCAACCAGACTTATTTCCAATGTAGATAAATAAAATGAACCTGCTTTGGCGTTTTTATTATCTACATAGTCCTTATTCGCCGCGTCTGTGCCTGCGCTTGGAGTTGGCACGCCGTGAATGGGATTAGTTGTGGAAAACGTCACGTTTTTCGCTTTGATCTCCATGTTATCGTCTGTTGGTTCAGAGATATGTACATAATCCCCGTCGCCAAAGTTCAGCTTACACCCAAAAGCAGTACTATTTTTCAGCGTCAGATTGCCCGCAATTGTCCCGCCTGCCAGCGGTAGATATTTCTCCACACTGCTCCCCGTCCCTCCGTTGGCTACGGGCAGGACGCCGGTGACGCCAGGGGTAATATTCGCCGTGCCGTCGAAATTTGCGGCGGCGGAGCTGGCCAAGTTGGCGCGGATGCTTCGGGGCGTCAGCAGCTTCTTCGCAGCTTCCGCCGTGCTGCCGGAGCCCAACGCCCCCACATCCGCCGCGGCCAGGCTGATATCTTCGCTCAGCGCTTTGCCGTTCACCTTCCGGGTGGGCGGCACTTTTCCGTTCCATCCGTCCTTCTCCGCCTGGGTCACATGGATCGTGGCATTGCCCGCATGCTCTTGGATAGCTTTGTCCTGCCGGGCTTGGTCGGCGTCCAGGGCGTCCATGTTGTCGTTAAAATCCTGGATATTATAAAAATCCTCGGGATCGGGCTTTTTCAGCTTCAACTTTTCCGTTTCTTTCATGTCAGTTTCTCCTCTCGGATTGCCCGGTGGGAATAGCCCCCCAAACCGGCGTGGGTATAGGTTTTTAGGTTTTTGTGCAAGCGGTACAGGATGATATAACTGTAGGTCAGATGGGCGGGCTTGATCTCCTCAATGGCGTCGCTCAGATCCTCCATATTGGGCGGGATGCCGATAACGCCGGTAAACTTGACCTCAAACCGATATTCCGATGGATATTCCAGAATGTCCACCTGGCCATTGGCAAAGCTCTGGGCCACATTTTGCAGCAGCGCGACAGTTGCGGTTCCCTGGCCTCGCAGCTTGCTTGCCGCCCGGCTCCGGCGGAATTCCAACGGCTTGGATACATCCACAGGGATTCCCAATGCCCGCTCCCAATAGTCCAAACCCCAATCCGCCGTATCCAGCGCCAGCTGTCGGGCTATCTGCTCCGTTTCCTGGCGAAGCCGCTGCGCTTCCGGCTCCAATGCTTGCTGTATCGCCTGCACTTCTGGGCTGTTGTGATAAAATCCGGGCAAATAATCAATCAACTGCAAGGGATAGCTCCACCTCCCCCACCACTGCTGCCTGGGTTTCCCCAATCAAAATATCCTGCTGACCGCCGCACACTGTCAGCTGCCGATAATCGATCACGCCGGGGATATCCAACAGCATAAAAGCGATACGGTGATACACCAGCTGCCGCTTGGAAAAGGCAGATTGCCCAAAGTACCGGGATAAAGCCTCCAAAAAGGCTTGCTGCACTTGCTCTAAAGTGGCGGAACTTTCCAAATAAAGTGCGGCGGAGATATCTATCTCCAGACCTTGGGCGGACTGTACGATAACCTGAGCGCCCACCGGTCTCACCTGCTCGATATGCTGGGCGCACAGCTGGACCGTCTGCTGGGACACTGGTTTCCCTTCTGCATCCGCCAGAATCACGCCTACCGTGCCGGGTCCTTCCATCTGAGGCAGCACTGCCACATGGCCCACGCCGTCCACCTCCAGCGCCCACTGGCGATAGTGGGCTTTATTGCCGCTGGTGGCCGGATTTTGCAAAGCCTCCCGATACCGCTGATACAGCGCTTGGTCTGTCTCCGGGTCAATGCCGCCAGCAGCAGCCGGGCTGACAACAGCGGTCAGCCCGGCCAGATTTTCATATTGTTGCCCAATGGCCCCCGCTTCCACATTGTACTGCCTGCCCGCTTGGGCCGCTTCCACTAATACTTGGGCCTGACCTTCTGCAATGATGGTCTGTTCCAGCACGATAAATTCCAGATTTCCCGCCAAAAACACCTTGCCCGCCGGAATCACCACTCCATTTTGGCCGATACAAGTCAACAGCGCTTGCGCCTTGGCGCCCGGCTTGCGTGCCAAACCAAACATGACTGCGGCTTTATCCAGATATGGGCCGGAGTTTTCGGATACATAGAACATATCCTCCATAGCCCGGCGGGATTCCTTGTCCTTCCAAATCTCCATGGCCAGCGGGCCGATCATGTCGGACAAAAAACTGCCCTCCCTGGTATCCAGGCTGTCCGGCATCCTGTCCAGGATATCCTGCTTGATCTGCTCCGGCGTCCGTTCATCCAGCTGCGCTGACATCTATATCGCCTCCTATCTCAATCGGGCCATAAACAGTATCAACGACGCCGCAGATCAGCAAGCGGCCTGCTTCATCAAATTCCGTCTGTATCTGCCGCACTGCCTGAATGTAGGGATTGACAGCCAGCGCCTCTTCCACATAACGCCGGGCTTCCGCCTGCTTCAGCGCCGCAGTATAAGCCTGACCAATCAGACCTTCCAACTCGCTGCCATAGTCCCAAGTATACAGTTCGTGGCGATACCGGCACACCCGCAGCGCCCGCCAAACCCAAGAGGCCACCGCCTGAGCGCCTTGCACAATAACCGGCTCGCCGGCCTGGAACACAGGTATCCCTTTGGCAGCATCCCATAGCACATCCCGGCAAAGGGGAAGCTGCCGCGCCTCTGCTATCTGCGGCTGTATCATCGGAAAAATTGTCATGTTACACATTCGCCACCTTGCACAAGATAAGAAAGCTCTGGCCCTGGCCGGAAGTATCCAGCAACAGCACTTGATCTCCCAGCTCAAAACAGCCGCGCAGCCCGCTGTTTGTTTGCAGCTGCTCAGCAGAAATGGACAGGCCGTTTACCGCCAGCTCCAAAGGGGTTTTTCGGGTCACCTGCCCCATGCGCCAACCTTGAGGCAGCCAATCCTGCTGATCCTGCCGCAGTGCCTGCCAAAATTCGGAATAAGGGTTTTCCATAGTTAATATACCTCCCCAGTAGGGCTGACCATCCGCACAACAGTTGCAGCCTTCTTGCCGCCCTTTTTGCTCTGTTTCTTGGGCGCTGTTTTACTGCCGGTTTTGTTGGGCAGCTGGCCCGCTTCCTTTTCATCCATAATCGATTTGAAATTCAAGGTCAGTCGATTGTAATATTGGCCGTTTTTCCACTGATGCCGGTCGCTGTCGATATAAAATAAGCCATAAAGGCCGGTAACAGGCTCCCGCACCACAACAGTACCGCCGGCCAGGTTGGCCGGGTTGCCCAGATTGTCCACCGTGATTTTTTGTTGATAGCCCTTTTCCTCCAGCAGCGCCTGAGCCTGGCTTACAGCGCTCTGGCCCTCTGTCAATCTAATTACCTGCTGCATCACGCCATAGAGCCGCTGCGCTTCCCCATCTCCCGCTGTATGGACCAGGCGCTGATCCTTATCATAGACCTCCACCCGATTCACCATATTTTCCACTGTTTCGCTGACTGTGGCGGCAATCAGATTGGAGCCGCCCTTCAGGATCAGGGTAGTTTCATCTGTCTTTTTCTCCAGCACTTCCAGCTCCCGGCCTTGGAAGCGAATGAAATACTGCTTGCCAGTCTGCCTGCTGGCCAAGGTGTAGGCGGTTTGGATGATCTCATACAGGCTGGAGCCAAAGAAATTGCGCCGCAGGGAAAATCCAGTCTGGGCCAATCGGCCAACGGGAATCCCAAAATCCTGGCACACCCGCCGGGCAATTTGTTCCGGCGATTGTCCGGTGAATTGATAGGTTCCCTGGTTGCGCCGCAGATAATAGCCCCAATCCCAACAGCTCAAGTTGAGTTTGGCGCTGTCCGTGGTCTTTTCCCTGCTAAAAATATGGCCCTCAAAGAGAGTTTGGCCGTCCAGCAGCAAAATGGTCTTAGTACCAATATCACAGGACGCCTGGGGAATTTGTCCCCGCTCCGATTGCGCCAACTGATATTCCAGCGCCCTGGCGCATTGCAAAATATCGCCGGACCAGGTCAGCTCTGTTACCAGCTGTTCTGCCTGATAAACCTTGCCCGCCTGGTCGATGTGCAGCAGCTGAAACATATAGGACCTCCTTTAGAGCGCGTCTCGGCGGGGCAGCTGAATCACCTGGCCGGGATAAATAAGATTGGGATTTTTGATGCTGTTGTAGGCGGCCAGCGGCTGATAAACCGCCGCGGTTCCGTCGCCATAAAACCGGCGGCAGATCGCGCTCAGGCAGTCGCCCCGAACCACAGTATATTGTTTAGGCGGGTCTGGCGGCGCCTCTGCCGCCCTGGCGGCGTCCGCTCCGCCCTGGGCCTGGGTCTGGGCGCTTTCCGTATACCGATATTCCCGCAAGGTCAGGCTGCAATACCGGTCCCCGGAGCCATCCCGCTCCCCATCAGAAAATTGCTCCACCAGCACTGGCAGATTGATATAGGTGTCTGACACAATAAACCGCAATACTGCGCCCTGGTCCGCCCACATCCGCCAATGCCAAAGATACCATTCCGCTTCTTGTATCTGCGGCTGTGAATAGCTGCGAACGCTGGAGGGCAGCAGCAAATCCAGGTCGATCTTGCAGAGGGTAGGATTTCCAGGCAGGGCGATATCTCCCAGCTGGTGAATATTGATAATCTCCACATTTTGCCCATGGCTGATTTGATATTGCTCCGGCGTCACCGGCAGCGTCATCTGCTCGGCGGGCGATTTCAAAATAATACTTCTCACAATCGTTTCCCCTCATATCGTGACAAGCCTGGCCTGCAAAATGCGGCTGACAAGGGTTTGAGCAATCCGGTCAATATCCGCCTGCTCTTGCACTACAATGCTGTCCGCCAGCTTGGCAATAGAGATGGAGGGCGCCCGCCTGAAAGGCTCGCCGCTTCCTTGCCCGCTGTCCAGTCGTTCCGCCAGCGTCAGACGGAACTTCCTGCCCTCTTCCTGAGGCTGCTGGGTTCCGCCCAGCTCCAACAGGTTATACTGTCTGGCCTCGGCGGCGGTGAGAACCCGCTCGTCCTGATGCAGCAGCGCCGGATAATCGTCATAGGGTACCCGGCGCAGGCCGGCGGCATGGCTGCCGCTCAGCGCCCGCCGGTCTGTCACATCGGGCGCCAGGCTGTTTTCATTGATACCATAGCCCGCCTGTCCTTTTAGAAACCGGTTATATTCTTCATCCTTTTCGTTGTGAACCGTGAAAGCGGCGGCAGCGGGCGCCATGGCGGCGGTCATCAAAGGCTGAGCCGCTTTAATGCCTTTGCTAAATTCCAGCTGCATTTCATAGCCAGCGTTATAGTATTCCTCCCGCAAAGCGGTGTCGTTGCGGATCTCCTGGATAAGCCCCATCTGGGCCTGCTTTTCCAGCTGGGCGCCCTGGCTGGCCAGGTATTCATTTTCCGCCATCACCTGGGCTTGGGCCAGCAACGCCCCCATTTCCGCCCCGGCTTCTTCCTTGCCGCTGGAAGCCAGCTCTTTGTATTGCTGGCGCATTTCCTCCAGCTTAGCGGCAATTTCCGGGCCATAGTCCCCGGTGGAAAGGCCGCTCATCACGGCGGATTCCATATCCCGCCGTATCTGCTCCTTTTGGTTTTCCAAAGAGGCTTTCCATTGGCCGATCAAGTAGTTGGCCTGCTGAATGCCCTGACCTGTCTCCCCTTGCAGATACGCGATTTGCTTTTCCATGCCCTGCTTCCGGGCGTCGTTATATCCTTGGCCCATGGCGGCGTCCATTTCCTGCTCCAGGCCCTGCAAAGTGCTCTCCAGGCCGGCAAAGGTTTTGCTCTGCCCTTCCATGCTGCCTGCGAAATCCTGGGCCATGTAATCCGCAATGGCCCTGGCCGCCTTTTCGCCGGGAATCAGCCCGTCCGACACCATCTTCATGACCTGCTCTTTGGAGGTCTCCAAAGACTGAGCCAGGTAATCATAAACCGGGATACCCCGTTCCAGCAGCAAATTCAGGTATTCCGCGCTGGTCTTGTTGCTGGAGCGCATCCGGCCCAGCGCCGTGGCCGCCATGGACATATCGGAGCTTTCCATTCCCAGCGCCGCTCCGGCGTCGCCGATGGACTGCATGGCGGGCATCAATTCCTCTGGCTGATAGCCATAGGTTTTCAGGGTCTTGGCCAGATTGGCCAGCTCATCATAGAGAAAAGGAGTGCTGTTGGCAAAAGCCCGCATCTGCTCGGTGAAATCTCTGGCCAACTGCTCGTCGCCAAACAGCGTGGAAAAAGAGATAAGGGAGGTTTCCCGCTGGGCCGCCAGGGCCGAGCCAGAGGCCAGGGTTTCCTGCTGCTCCGCCTGGTTTTGCTCATACCGCTGCTGAACAACCGAACGGAAGCTGTCGTCCTGCCGCTGGAATTGCTCCACATGGCCGCCGAAGAAACCCGCTGCACCCCCAGCAAGGCCGCCAAGAAAAGTACCCCAGCCTGGCGCGATCATGCTGCCGATGGCAGCGCCTTGCCCAGCGCCGCTTAGCATACTGGAAAACATGGAAGTCCCTGCTTCCCCATAGGCGCTGGATACATAGGCGGAAAAAGCAGGCAATGCCAAATCCGCTGCGGTCCGCCAAAAGCCAGATTTACCCAATTGCGATAAAACGCCTTTACTGCGAGGTCCCGACTGAAGGCTTTCAGGATCTGTCGCCCGGTTCTGGATCCGCCCCAATTCATCGTTCAGCTGTTGGTTGGCCTGCCGAGCAGCTTTCAGCGCTTTGGCCGTGTCATTCACACTGTCTTTCAGCTGCTCATAGCGCTGATGGGCCTCTTTCAGCCCTTCAAAATTTTCCGGCGAACTGCTTTTTTTGTATTCTTTTCGAGCGGCAGAAAGAGCGTTGGAGGCGGCGTCCAGTTGGGTTTTCAAGTCCGCATGGCTTTTGCGCAGCTCCAGAATCCGCTTGTCGTTCTGGCGGATTCCCTCGTTGACCTCATCCAGGCTCTTGTCAAAAGCCTTGTTGGCGCTCTGCATGGCCTTGACCCCATCAGAGTACCGGTCTTTTAAGGATACGGAAATCGAAACATCCGGCATGGCGCCGCCTCCTTTCCTTGACACTGTTCCAGATTTTTGTTATATTGGGTAAAAGGGGTGATTTTCTATATTTACCTTTGAGGATTGGATGACCCTCCAAAAATGGCATTTTGGGATTTGCCTGGTTCTCTTTCTGATATTTCGCAAGCAATACCAGGCGTTTTTTGAACGGTTTGCTTCAAAAGCAGAATCAGAGGGAGGCAGAGCTATGCGGGAACTGCTGATTGAGGCTATTACCCTTGCCTTTATCCTCTGGCCCATGCTCTTGCTTTTTATTCTTACTGTACTATAGGCCCTATGCCCCAATAACGCCCTGATCGGGCGTTATTTTTCTGCCTCGATTTCCGCCTCGGCCAAAGCGGCCAAAATCAGCCGTTCGCCGGGGGTCATGCGGTAAAATTGCCCTGGCAGGATATTTTTCCGCCGGAACAGGTAAAAGAGCAGCGCCCAATCCGGCTGCCGGGTCAGTTTTTTTTAATTTGCTCAATGGTCAGCTGCCGGTAGCCGCAAAGGCGCTCAATGGCCCGCTTCAGATCCTCGATCTCCCCAGGCAGCAGCAGCTTTTTCACCAGCTCCGCCGGAGTGGCCGCCTGGTATTTACTCATCAGCTCCGGGGAACGCAGATCCGGCTTGACGACGCCGGCCAACACAATATGGATATCGCTTTCATGTTCCATCTGCCGCAGCTGCTCCACCCGGTTATAGGTCAGCTGACCCAGGGTGAAAACCACATCCTGACCGCAAAGGGCGCTCAGCCGTTTGATTTTATACTGCTGCTGTTGAGGCTGTGGCAGCTCCATTGCCAGCAGCAGTTCCATGGCATTGTCTTGGCTCATATTCAAGCTCCAATCTGATCCAAAAATTCATAATCGGTGAAAGTGAAGGGCGCTTCGATTTTGCCCGCCGTCCCGGCTTCCCAGTCTGCCAAGGTCAAATCGTCGAAGGACACATTTTTCAGCACCACTCGCTCGGCCCCAAAGGAATCCGGGTCGTCCAGCTTGCTGATAACCGTGAACCGGGGGTCGTGGCCCTGGCGTATCTGCTGGCCGATCAGCCCGGCCATACGGGTGTTTACTTTGTGCATTCCCAGGGAACCGGTATGTTTAATGCCGGTGATCTTGCTGTCCACCGCCATCTGGCCGCAAATGCGGATATCGTCTTTGGTAAAAGACGCCTTGGCCTGGCATTTGTAGACCTCCGCCGCCAACTCGCCGTCCAACCAAATCTCCCCCCAAGTGCCAGAAATCACTCTGTTTGCAGTAAAGCTCATACTATTGCCTCTCTAAATGCTGATATCCAGGTCAATATCCTCAATGGCGTCCAGAATTTTGACGCTTGCCTTGAGGAACACATGAGAACCAGTGTCCGCCTTTTTGATGGACAAATCGTCCATGGACTCGGTATCCATGCCCTGGGAATTCAAATAATTGCGCTGTTTGGCCAGGTCGATTCCCACCACAGAACCTTCTTTTAGGACTCCTTCCAGCTCCAGGGATTCCAGATAGCCCTTGACGGCGGCAATCAGCAGGCACTTGTTGTCATAGCTGTTGGCATATTTGCCGATATAGCCGTCTTGGATGGAAAGGCGCAAGTCGGATTGAATCTGGTCAATGGCATCCAGAATTTTGATTTTCTGAAAAGCCGCTCCCTTGCCCTGGACAGTGGTCGTCAGGCTATTGACGCCTCGGCCGCATTTGACCTTTTGCCCATCGTGGAACAAGAGGAACTTGCCGTCATCCGCCGCTTTGTCCATCTGCTCCGGGGTCATCCGGGCCACATCCTCCACCTCGCTCAGCGGCGCAAAAGTGCAGGCAATGGTCAGCGGCGTGCCGGCAATCAGGCCGGCGATTCTCCCGCAATACTGGGCGGCAGTATAAACCTGGCCCCCTACCTGAATATCCTCTGTGATAAAGTTGATAATCGCCTCATTGTCCGCCGCTAAGTTGGGCAGCACCGCCTTTGGCGTCTTATTTTCCAGACGGCGGGCCTTCACCCAGGCCGCAATGCTCTGAGCCTCGCTCTGGGCGCAGTCTGGCGGACCAACCAGATAATCCGGCATATGCAGATTAAACCAAGCCAGCGCCACATCCAGCGGCTGCTCTTCCTCCAGCACATAGGTCAGCACCTTCCGGGGCCGGTTCACATAGCCAATCAAGGCGTTTTGAATCTGCCGTTTGTTGTCGACGCCTAAGGCAGCAGGAATCTGCTGTTCGTCGGTCAGCTCAAAGCCGCTCAGGTCGCCAAGGTCGGCGCTGTCCCGCAGTATCAGCCCCACGGCCCCTCTGGCCCCTCGGGCAATCGTCTGAGCCGCCGCCGTGCGAAATGTAATGTTAATACTGGGCAATCCCATGTTGTTATCCCTCCGTTTTCGGTTCCGCCGTCAGGCCGTCAGATGGATCTGCTCCATCCATGCAGCGGCCTGTTCTGTTTCCGGGCGCTGGTCCAGGTAATCCAGCTGCAAAATCACAGCGGCCGCGTCCCTATCCGGCTTGCCGGCGGAGGCGGTCAGATGCAGCGCTCGGTTCCCCACCGTCAGATAGCCCTGTGCAAACAGCGCAAGCATGGCTTGGCTGCCTGTCAGCAGCTGCTCCATAGCGGCGTCCTGGCTCTCCTCATCCACCGGCGGAAAATAAATCAGCCCAATGGCCCATTGCACACGGATCAAGCGCCGTCCGGCATCCTCCAGCGTTAGCGGTTCCGGGTCTAAATAAAAGCTGGGCCGTGGAAAATCCGCTGTGGTCAAATCCTCCAAAATGGGGATCTGGGGGAAGCGGCTATGCGCCATGGATTGAATCGCCTGCAAGATTTGATATTGCTCAATCATCCTTCAGCCCTCGAACAATGCGCTGAGCCAGCCGCTGAGCCTCGTTTTCTGCCCGATGGGTCAGCTGAGCTTCCGCCTGCCAGTACATTCTGCGGGGCGCCGCTCGACGGCCGGACCGGTGTAGCCAGCCATGCTCCAGGTAATTGGTTACCGCTCCTGGACTGTCTGGGCCTGTGGCCGGATAGCGGGGCGGGGCGCTTCTCCGGGCCGGACTGACTGCCGCATAACCGCCGCCGGAACCCAGGCGCTTTTGCTGCCAGCTTTGCACCTTGCCCCGGCTGTCCCGCACTCTGGCCCGGATACTGCTAAGCACTGCCCCTTCCGCCAGATTTCCCAGCCGCTGCACTGCCTCCTGGCGTTGACCGGGCAGAGCTGCGGTCAGCTTATCCAACCTGGCTATGGCCTGAGCCAACCCTTTTTTGTCAATATTGCTCATATTATGGGTTAAACTCCCTTTGTATCTGATATTCGTTCTGGAAATCCGCCAGAGTGTGACAGGCGGTAACGCGCCACAGCTTGCCCAGCAGTTCCACAGAGCGGCCTGTCTCTAGCAAAATCGCCTTGGGGGTCGCCAGTATCAAAGAGGCGTTTGCTCTGGTATCCGGCAAATCCGCCTGATAACCAGTGTATTTTCCGCCAGGCAAGCAGGAAATTCCATCTGCTGTTGGCGCTGTTGCCGCAGCACATTGTTTTCATCTGGCAGCTGTGCCTTTTTCAGATAAAAGCATTGAACGACAGGCGTCAGCGCCGCCCCCACCCGCAAATGCTGGCTGCCCTCTGGGCGGATATCCGTTAAAAAGCAATGCTGCCCTCGCCAGCGCAAAGCTTGGTGCAGGGTGAGCTTTCTCCGGCGCAGGACAAATTCCACCCGCGGGGCGGCTTTGCCTTGTTGGGAAAAAATATTGCGCCCCTCTTTTTGCTCTGCCCAAGCCCACAGCCTGGTCTGGAGACGCCATTGATACCGGGTTTCCTGTTGTTCCAGCGTAAGCAGCTCCACCCGCTGATCCAGTTTTCCCGCATTCACAGCGCCAGCTCCCCCTCTGTCAGTTTCAGCTGATTGATATTGTATCGGAGGGCCGGGTTGGGCTTGAGAGGTTGGTCCTGCTGGCTGCCTCGCTGATCATAGGCATCCAGGGTCAGCGCCCAAAGACACAGCTCGTATTGCGCCCGACGAGAGGAATCCTCTGGCGGCTGCCGGATACCCGCTTGGTCCAGATAAGCCTGGGCCGCCTGGCAAAGATCTTCCAGCAAAGCCAGCTGCTCTGGCTCCGGGTCATCCAGACGGCAATAAGCCAGCAGCGCCGCACGCTGTTTATCCGTCAGCGCCATCGTTATGCGTTAGCGGTTGTGGCCACCACAAACCCTTTGTCCACAATCAGGTTCCCCCCTGCCATGCAGTCCCCCAAGATGGTATACATCCGCTCCACGCCCTTGATACTTTCATCTACCCGAATGGTATAATCGCCAAACAGGCCAAGCTCATAGTGCATTGGGTCGCCATAGACCATGGTTTGACCCTGGCCTCCAGCGGAAAGGGCGGTCAAGGAAGGCACAATGGTATAAGGAATCATGGCGCCTCCATCCTCAATCATGCCGCAGTTGGGATTGTCCGCTTCTGGGCGGATTTTGAATACCCGCTGCTTATCCCCATTGCGCAGCTTGCCCAGCGCCGCCAAATCCGCCTTGTTCAGGTAGAGCCTGGCCCCGCCGCCGGTTTCGCTGTCGCCGCCATAAGCGAAAAACAAGCTGTCCAGCAGGGTTTCGTCTATCTTGTCCACTTCCAAAGTGGCAAAGATATCGGCTCCGGCGGTGTTTTTGGCGGTTTTGATACCATAAAAATCCGGGCTGGCCTGGCCGTCGCCGGACACAATCAGCTGGGCCAGCTTGCGCCGCAAGGCGCCCATGGCCATGGAATACACCTTGGCATAGTAATTGGCCGGAGACAAGCGGCTGATATTCCGGTCTACATAATTGGTGACGCTGATTTCATAGGGGCTGATTTTCGCCATGCCGAAAACCGGGCCTGTGGATTCCGGCCGGGCCTTGCCGGCGTTGGTTTTTACCGCCCCGGCGGAGGCTTCGGTCTGACTGATCACATAGGGCTCCAAAAAACTGCCCATGCCGGTCAAATCCTGCACATACACCTGATCCACAATAGAGCTGGGCCGGGCGCCCAGGGCATCCCGTATCACTTGCCCGCCGCCGGTGGGCTGGACAATCTGCCCTTGGGCCAAGGTCTGGGCCTTGGCCAGGTCCCGCAGCGCCTCTCTGGGCGACAGCTGCACTGCCAACCCCTTTTTCAGGTCTGCCCCTCGCTGCTCCGCCTTGTCCTGCTCTTCTGCCAAATCCGGCGTTTTACGCTGGGCAATCAGCTGTTTTACCGAGTCAATCTCTCGGTTCATGTTGCCTGCTTTTTCCATCTCGCTGTCAAAGCGCTGCTGGTCCTGGGCGGACAGGGCAGCTTCCGCCGCTTCCAGTACTATCGCCCGCTGTTGCATCAACTCTGTCAATTTCCGTCTCATACTAACGCCTCTCCATCGTATTTTTCGTATCCAGATTGCACATTCTGGCCTGTTCCAATCGAAGCGCCCCCTGGCGGAGCCAATCATCCTGCTGGACCTTGCCCCCATATCGTTTGCTTTTCACTATGCCGGCTTGCTGCTGGGCAGGCACTGCCACCAGGCTGACCTCGTAGGCATCCGCGCCGCCCTACAGCTCCATCACGCAGGTTTGGCC